TGTTATACCATGCTGCCACATCTGCATTTAAAATGTCATAAAGGGCATCATATGCAACCACATCACGGCACGTCCTGTCTGCCGTGGGCGTATCAGAATCAACCTTATATCGTCCGAACTGGAACGGGATATCTGCATGTCCACCAAGAGACATCCTTACTGTCATCCATCTGCCCTTCATTGGCAAAAATGTATTTGACACCGTGAATTTAATCATGGCAGCTTCACACGAACCAAACGTTAATTCCTGTTCTGAACATAGGCTTTCTGTTAGTTCAAACATTTCCTGGTGCAGCTCTGTATTTGTGATATTTATTTTTCCGTCATCAGATACGATGGATAACTGCTTATCGACCGTATCTTTTTTGAACAAGTCGCCATATTTATAATTAACCACCGTACACACCCCCTATGAAAGCAAGCCGAACTGAATTGTAACGAATTATCCCATCATATGTTCCGTATATCGTAGGCTGAAAATCTGCCATATAGCCATACTGCGTCACATAATCGTCATATTCCGGGATATACGCTGTGATATAGCAGGCTCTCCCTGTCGCATTTGTGAACTGGCTTCTGATATTATTTAAAACCTCATTGAAAGTCTTATTTGTCAGCATAGCCGGTGTTTCAAACTCAACCTTTAATGCCTTTAACTCCACAGCATTTCTGTGCAGATATCCGTTGGCATCTGTATAATCGTCCAAATCCTGCATGTTGACATATGGACTGTATGTCTCTGCTTTCATAAAAGACATTGGCACTGTGTAATTTCCAATCTTTAACAGCCATCCGCTGTACGCCATGCGACCACCTCCAATCAAGTTACTCTTTCAGATTTACAAATACGAACACCGTTATCATCACTTAAAAATAAGATTTCAGTTTTTCCATCCGGCAGAATATCCGCCACAAGGCAATTATTCGGATTTCCTATTGGCGTCCGGTTTTCCGAGCACTTACCCCAGTCTATTGGTTTATATTTTCTCATGGCTATTCTCCTGAAAATAGGTATAAAAATAGCACCTACAGGTTTTGGCAAGTGCTAAATCTGCTTTAAATTTCATATTCTGGATATGTAGATTCCCATACATCTCTATGGTAAGTATTTACTTCACCATAATTCGCGTCAAAAATCTTTTTGACGCCATATCCAAGTTCAATACTATTTTCTTTGAGTTTTCGCCAATTAAATGTTTTCCAGTCCACACCGTTCATTGCTGCAACACGCTTAATAGAATACCAGTCTTTACTGTAGTCTAATTCCTGTTGTAACTTTTCTTTTTCCTGCTCCGCAATCTGCCTGCGCTCTACTTCATCCGCATATGCCCGAAGTGCCGATGGAAAATCTTGCGGTATCTGTCCTCTCTCCATCTCATCAAACCGTTTCACATACCTTGCAGTAAATATGATTCCTTTTTCGCCCGTAAACTTGTTAGCAAGGAAATCACACCCTAAACGAGTTACTTTGTAGCACTTATTTTCCTTGCCGCTGGAATCCTTGTATGTAGAAAGTGTAAAATAATCACTAAGAGGAAAATTCCCCCGAGTTAAAACCGGTATAATTCCAATTTGTTTAACACTTCCATCTGGTTTCCTTGTTCCCTCTAATTTCTTTAGGATTTCCTTGTGTTCTACTTCCATCATTTCTGCAATTTCAACTGTTGTTATCGTGTTCGTATTGTTTTCAAATCCAATTTCATCTTTAGTCATAAGAGCTGTGTATGCCATATTTTCTATCTCCTAAATTTCCGAGTCTTACATTTCGCAAGGCTCAACCTTTAAATTCACGTGCGTTAGGAACATACCCTAACAGGAGTCGCACGCTATATATTTAGTAAGATTGTAATTTCCCGTGACGAAATACTGGAATAGCCCCAAATTTTCGGGGCTAAGCGGACAGGTAAGTTATATCTGCAAATTGTTCTATTCTATTTTTGCAATCCCTATAAATATCCTTGTAGTGCATACCCATTGACATATCAATTCTAATAGTCTGCAAAATAATGCTTTCCACAAGGGTTAGATTATTGAGATCTGAAACTGTGATATTGTCGCGATTTCCACCAATTACTGATTTTGCCAACTTGGTATATGTCACATACAGTTTATCTGAATGCGTACTTCCTTGTTCTTTGGCATAGTCTACAAGAAGTTTAATCACATCAGTTTCTTTCAGCCGATTTTCTTTATTAGCAATTCTTGTTTCGCCCCATAGTTTCGATTGCTTTTCAAGAATAAATCTGCGCATTGCATAAAACTGTCGAACCAACTCTTTCTTAAACTTCACAACTATTTTTGAATTTCTCAAAAGAGTTATAACAAATGTTGCTTGTTCCTCATTCAAATAATAAACTCTTTCAGGCTGCCCCCTTTTCCCCGATTTTAAATCGGAGAAATCAATATTGCCAAAGTCTAAAATATCTTTCTCATATTTTCTGATAATAGAAACAACAGATTCATGTTGGTTATTTGTTCCATCTGCAATCACTTTGCTGTTTGTAAAAACATCGTTTCCTTTGAGTTCCACCAATTCATACATACTCTTTTCCACCTTTCTTTCGCTACTGTCATTTGACAGGCAGGTTTAAATTTCATTTTTTTATTTTTCTTATGCAGTTTGAAATAAATAAAAAGACCACCAAAGACTGAATTTCTTCAATCTCTGGCGGTCACGAATCCGCACCTATTCCTCATAGGCTTGCAGGACGTCCTAAATTCTTTAGGTCTTGCCTGCGTGATTTTTAATTATTGAAATTATATATTTTCTATGTGTGTTTGTCAAACAGCTAATTTGCAAATTTTATCAGCAATTTTCACAAATTAAACAATTCTGGGCAAAAACGCTTGCTAGAATACTTATCCGATCTGTTAAAAATCAAGGAATACAAAAAAGACACCTCTTGAGGCGTCTTTTTCTAATTGGATTATTTTGTTTTCTTATTTTCCCCTGCTGCTTTAAGTACTCTCCATTCAGGATCGTTGCTAAAGTTTTTTCTTTCTGTAATTTTTGCTAATTCTTCTTTCAACTGTTCATTTTCTCTCTCTAATTTTTCTATTTTCTTTTCATGTTCTCTCTTTTCTTTAACAAGTATGTTTTTATCTTTTTCCAACTGATCTGCGTAAATAAGTGCTTTTGATTCTCTGTCATATAATTCCAAGTTTTTATCAGTTGTCTGTTCTATTCTCTTATTTATTTCTTTAATTTTCCATTTGTGATTTTTTTCTTTTTTCTCCAACTCATATTTTAAATATTCTATTTGTTCATTTGCTTCTTTTAATTCTTCTTTACACGCCATTAGTTCTGATTCTAATGTTTTATCTTCCATGTATTTTCCCTCGTATGAGTCTGTTCTAATATTCTATTGTATTTTTATAATTTCCTTTTCATCCGACAAAACATTTGTCTCATATTCTAACTCTATTGATTTTGAACCTACTGGCACAGCATAATATGTTTCAAATGTAACCTCTCTGTTTGGAGATAAATTAACATTAAAGAAATCACTATCCCCTAACGTATACACCTGTTCGCATAATTTATTATCCGCATAACAATTAAATGCATCTACCCCAACATACGCATTTGAACTACTTATATTTTTAAATGTAAATGAAACCATCACATATTTCATGCCGCTTTTTGGAGTATTTAATTCATATTCATTGTCATAATCTTTGAAATCCGTGTTTACTTCATTTACGATAATTTCGAAATTATTTGTTTCAAATGAATAACCATCAGTAACTACATAATCATCTGTTTTTATTTCAGTGTTTTTCTCTGTTTTCTCACTCTCTGTCGTATTGTATTCAATCGTTTGTGTACCTTTATTTCTGGTTGAATCATTTCCTGCATATATTACTGCTGAAATAACTGCAATACCAAAAATATAAATAATCCATTTGCTATTTCTATTATAGCCTGGTTCTCTTAAAAATAACCCCATATATTTTCCCCTTTACCACTCATGATAGGTTAATCCTACCATAAATGGCGGTATTTGTCATTAAAATATTGGAACTGGATTTCTCTGTGTTCTTCTTGCTTCACTCTTCCATTGCTTAACTGTACTGTCATATATTACCTTGCCGTCTAATTCAACTTTAATTCCGCTGTTTTCACTTGTATTCTGTGCGATTTGTGACAGATATGGTGTCAATGCTTCTGATACTGCGCTTTTTACTCCTGCTTTAATTCCTTCTACGATTTGGCTGTTATTCGCAACTGCTGTATTTCCATTGCTAAACTGCCCGACCATTTCTCCGTGATTTGCAAAAAATAAACCATCTTCCGGGAAGCCTCCGGTTGCAAATGTTGGTATTTTCCCGAGGTTAATATTGCCAGCTTGAATTATTTCTTTTCCACCAATATTTACAGAATCCCATGAAAAAGACAGTTTTGAATTAAGCCACGTTGCAAAATTATTCCATACCTGCTTAATTCCTGCAACAGCATTATCAAATGCCTGCTTCAATCCGTCAGAAATGCCACTGAATGTCCATTTGTCTTTCGTAAAATACGGTGCGACATGATTTGTCCACCAAGAACCAATTCCAGATGTACTCCACCAGTTACTAAATTCGTCCCATTTTTCAGAAAGACCTTTTTTCATTCCTTCTCCCTGTTCATCCCATTTTTCTTTTGTAAACCAAGGTTTCACATGATTTTCCCACCAATTATATATTCCTGTCTTTTTCCACCAATCGGAAAACTCATCCCATTTAGCAGATAATCCCTCTTTTATTCCATTTCCTACTTCCATCCACTTTTCTTTTGTGAACCACGGGAAAATATTCTCCTGAATGTAAGTTAAGGCTTCATTCCACTTTTCTTCTATTTTACCTTTTATTTCTCCTATTTCTGTCTGTATTGAAAGCTTTTTTTCTCCCCAATATTCTTTTACATCTTCCCACCATGAAGAAACATCCTCTAAAGTTGTTGTTAATTTATTGCGAACGGGTAGTTCTACATTCAATCCCCACCATTCTTTGACATTGTCTTTGAACTCGGAAATCTTCTCTTGTAAATTTGGAAGGACGACATCTGCTCGTAAATCTACATCATCTAATCCGTTTATATTCTTCCATTCATCTATCCACGCCTTTAGATCAAAGCTGTCAGGTACATTTAATTTATTAGGCATATTATCATTGAACTCATTTAGTGCTTTTTGGAAATCATCTAATGATTTGTAATCTTCCTTTTTAGGCAGATTTTTGACAAATTCATCAACATTCATTCCATTTCCAATGCCTAATTTGTCCATCACAGTATCATGGCTCAAAACTCCACCGCCATATGCATTAATCCATTCAAACGGATTAAGAAGTTGTTTAAAACTTTCCTGAAGATATTGCAGAAAACCGCCTTTTTCATACGCTTTTTTTAAATTATTAACATCTTTTTTTATGCTATCTTTTCCAACCGTAAAAGATAACGTTGCCACTACTACAGCAAGTGAAATAGGAATTGCATAAGAGAGCAATGATTTTACCGCCGTTGAACCAAAAGCGGCTGTGAATTTCGCTCCTATTAATTTCCCAATAGTCTCCTTGAGAAGTTTCCCTGTTAACAGTTTGCCTGCAAGTTTCAGGGCAAATGCTTCAAGAAGAATTTCAACTGTCTCAATATCAATGTTTGAAAGAAAATCTTTTACGCCTTTCCAAACATCAGACCACTTGATATTTTCTATCATGGTCTTAATTGTCTTGTAAACTCCCTGTACCCAAGTATTTATATCTTCTGCAAGCGCTTTAAAATCAAATGTTTTGAAGAATTTATTTATTCCCTCTGCCAGTGATTTTCCAAGGTTTGACCAGTCAAATGTCTGACCAAAGGAAAGTGTGGCATAAATCGCCGTATTCAGTGCCCCGGCAATCGTTTTACCAACATTTCCAAATAATCTCGGATTGATAAGACCATTGAGGAAATCTGCCAAGCCTTTACCGAAGTTTCTTGCCTTGGAATAAATCTTATCCCAGTTGATAGACTCCATAGCTTTTGATAAGGCATCACTGATGTATTTTCCAAGCTGTTTTAAGTTTTTAATATCACTTTCGTAATTTTTGAAAATAGTATCTGTCTTGACGAGTTTACCGCCACTGGCACCACCGGATGCACCGCCGCCGGAACCGCCCGAACCTTTTTTCCCAGAACCATCATTTGTTGTAATCAGTTTCAATTCGTCAAACTGACGGATGCCCTTATTCATCTTGTCAATGTTCTTTGCCGCCTGTCCTGTGCTGTCCGCAACATCATCTGCACTCTCTGCCGCATCTGAAAAGTTATCTGCAAGTCCTGCGCCGGAATCCTCATATTTCCATCCGAAGATTGCGCCTAAAGCGTTTGTAACCTTTGTAACAAAGCTGATAACAACCAGTAAAACGGAATTGAGTGCTTTTACGAATGGTTTGAAAGCATTGATTAATGCTCCACCAATAACACTGCCAAGCTGTTCGAACGACTGTTTTAAAATTCTGATCTGGTTCGCCCACGAATCAGCAGTACGCGCAAAGTCTCCCTGTGCTGTCTGCGTATTGGCAAGGACGTACTGATACCGGAGCATTGTCTTTTCAGCCTGTGACATAGACGCAATATCAGAATCTAATCCCTGTTTCATTGCCCACTCTTTAAGGGTTGCCTGTGTGAGATCAAGACCGTAATCTCTTAATGGACGTGTCTGTCCGGTAAATATTGCAGCTAAATCCTGCGACACAACATCCTGATCTATGTTATACAGAGATGCCATATCAGCAGTTAATTTTGTTAAATTCAAAGACACATCAGCCATGGAATCAGACAAACCAATATAGCCATCTGTCTGCTTATTCAAAAACTCATTGGCTTTCTCTATCAAACTGCTGTCAATTCCCATGGCTGTTCCCATTGCTTGGAATCGGCTTGCCGTCTGTTTCAGTGTCAATTCTGACATACCGAACTGACGTATAGAGTCCTGCGCAAACTCATTGACTTTCTTTGACATGTCCCCAAAAGTAACATCAACAACGTTCTGAACCTCTGTTAATGCGGATGATATGTCGATTGCATTTTTTATTCCCCTGATTGCTCCGTACAGACCAAGATAAATCCCCATAGAGGACAAAATCTGTCTTGTGAATGACTTGAGTCCGATTAATGCTTTCCCTGTGGATGTCTTAAATCCAAGGAAAGAACCGGAAAGACTACTGATGCTGGTATTTAATCCAGAAATCGCACCACCAGACCTGTTGGAAAGATTGCCAAGTGCCTGCGTCATCTGAATGATATTTGAAGATACATTTGGTGCTTTTGAAAGCGTCTCAAACAGGTATTTGAGATTGTCAGCAAGCAAAGGTATATTAGTTACCGCACGACCGCTTGCAACGCTTCCAAGCCTTGATATGGACGTTACAAGATTACTCATGTTTGTCATATCAAAATTCAATGCACCTATCTTGTTCATTTGACGTACAAAGTTTTGTAACTGTGCAGAAAGAGCCGGTAAATTCTTTGTCGCCTGTGTAGATGCCTTGCCACCGATTTTTGACAACGCAGACACCATGCTTATGAGTCCGCTTGTATCAACAGCCTTAACACTTGCTATTCCAGATGCAAGATCTCTCACAGCAGAAGATATTCCGTGGATAGAATTTGCATCAACACCAGAAAATTTATTGAGTGCCCGCACCATTGATGTGATTTCCGAAGATTTACCACCTTTGAATCCGGTAGCCGCATCGGAAATGCTTCTGATTCCGCTTGCAATATTTGAAAGTTTTGCAGTGTCAAACGATATGCTTTCCCGGAGCCTATTCATGCTGTTTACAAGGCTTTCTATGGAATTACTTGCTTTTGCAGAGTCAGCTTTGATTTTTATTTGTAATTCATCAATGTCTGCCATATATGTACCAACTTTCTATGCAAAATAAAAAGACGGTAGGCTGTGACACCTTACCGTCCTTGATCTACTCTTTTAATTTTTCTCTTGTAACCGGTCCGCATTTCTTATCTACTGTAATTCCGACTTTTTTCTGGAATGTTCCAATACCGGTCGCCGTATCATTTCCAAGAATACCGTCCACATTACTGTTTCCCTTTTTATCTTTTTCATCCAGGCATCCGTGATAAATAAGCTCCGTCTGAAGCCATCTCACATCATCCCCTCTCATGCAAGGGAATTTTTTCTTTAAAATCCTTGCAGGTTCCGGGTATGGGTTTAAATGATCTTTTACATTTTTTCTAGGGTTTCCGCTTGTCACAATCGCTGTATGACCTTTTGTTTTTGTGACAATAACATCTCCGTTGTAAAGAACCATTCCTGCCGCATAACCTCCAATGTCATCAAACATGCCACTAGAAAGAAGTACAGATTTTTCATTTGCTGTGGTGAAATTTCCAACATCTTTTCCAGTTGCATGAATAATGCATGCACGTACCGTTGTGCCGCAATCTGCTTCTGTTTTTACTTTTGAATTAATACCATATTTGACAATTCCAAGCCGGTGTCCCTGACAGTAGCCAATATTATCATTATTGCACGCTGTAATCATTGATTCTGCCAGTTTATCCGCCATATCTTTTGTTTTTGGCCTTAACACATACCATCCTTTTTTATGAACATAAAAGTTTTGCATACTTACTTCTGTTCCGGTCTGATCTCCCGGTCTCCCACCGGTCAATTTCCCATTTTCATCATGTCTTGCAGATCCAATTCTCATATTTATACCTCCAAGTTCTTTTCTGGTTTTGGGTGGCTCAACTCATAGTTTGACTGCATGACTTTAAGTTTTGCCACAAATAGCTCTCTCTGTTTCTTTATTTCTTCTTCCGTCATTTCTGAATCATCTTTCCCTTGTTGCTCATTGATTGGTTTTTTAATATACTTTGATTTTGCTTTTCGTCCGGCAAGGCAATGTTCTACTGCCACCGATACCGCAGACAATCCGTATGTTCCAAACCACATCCACATCTCATTGTCTCTTTGCTTTTTATCTAAGTTGTAAGCATCCGCATAAGGCTGTAAATCAGCCGGGCAGGACGCGTCTATATCATGCACGGTAAATCCATACCCTTTAGTGACTAAAAGCCAGAATGGGCGGATTTCCGCGCAATACGTTTCCCATGTAAGTTCTCTCTGTTCTTCTACTTTTTCCTCGGAGTTTTCTTCTCCGCTTCTTTCTGCTCTGCTTTGAGCAGTTTTGATAAAAAACCGTTTTCAAGTAACTCTGCTGCAAGTGCATTGTAAAGTGCCTGAACATCTGCATCTTCTCCGTCAAAGTAGTCATCCAGCATGGCATATACTTTTCCAAGCTGCTGTTCCTTTTCTCCGTCATTTTCCGGGTTGTATCCAAGTTCCTCTTTGTGAAACTTCTGCGCTCCAACAAGAATTAACTCTGGCAGAAATAAAAGGATTTCTTCAACCGCTTCAATATCTTCCATCTGGTCTAATTTTGCTACTTTCTTGATAATTCCGCTTTTCACGGTTGCTTCATATCCAAACTTGATCTGTAATTCTTTTTCTCCAAATTTTAATTTTGTCATTTTCTTTCCCTTTCTCCCTCTCATATAGGGAAAGGGCAGTCCGAAGACCGCCCTGTTCTTTTAAATTGTTTCTTCAAGCTCTGGCTCGGTTGTCTGGTTATCGTCAGCCGATCCAACCGAACTATTCGACTGACGTGTTATTCCCCCGGTGTAAAAGCTACAGCGGTGTCCATGCCCTTGTATTCCTCAATGGTAAGGTTCATTTCAACCGTCAAAAGCTCATTCTGACCAATTTCCGGCTGTGGGATCTGCTCCGGTGGCTGTGCGACCACAAAAAACGCATCGGTAAATCCAGGAATAATAGTTTCAAACCACATTCTTTTCCCGCCGGAAAGCGCCTTATACGCCGTGATAAGAGTTTCCCACTCTTCCTTTGTGGAATCCGTAAGGTTTACCGTGATAGGGAAAGAGCCACCGGTATCTGCGCGACCCTTTACATATCTGGTAATAGCATCTTCTAATGCAGATGCGTCAATCTGTTCCGGCTCAATGTTAATACCGCCGATTGCATTAATTCTTGTAAGCTGTTTAAACGATGTAGGCTTTGTTCCGGCTGTCGCTTCTGTGCCATAGCCAAACGTAATTCCTAACGTAGACAATCCTGCTTCTGCCATTTTTACCTCTCTTTCTACCGCTAAATAATGCGGTTATCAGACGCATCTCTTTGCGCCCGGTGCATAAAAAATAGAGCCTTTCGGCTCTTTTACATCAATCTGTCGTTTGCTCCGATTATCCGCCGGAACCTTGCAACGCTTCTAAATTTTTTCTCACTGTCATTTTTAAACTCCGGCATTGCTGTGATTTGAAATCGCATCTGCTTAAAGGCATCGGCTAAAATAGCCATGATCCCTTTTGCATCACTTTGCTTTGTGTTTGTAATTACGTCAACCTGTATTGTTTCCTGCACCGCATTTACGGATGTGCCCTCTAAATCTGCCCCACGTTCAAGCCCCGGCATCTCATGTATGTAAATGGTCGGGAAAACAGGGTCTTTATCAAGGTTCTTTTCAACCGTTGTAAATGCAGTGTCAAAATTCATGCTTTTGTATTTCTTCTGGAGTTTTGGTTTGGCAATCGTTACAACATTGGAAAAAATGTTTGTTTCAAGATCAAATACCCACTGGTTGCCTGCCATTATTTAAACACCTCCTTCGCTGTCTGTGTAACAATCTGACGCAACTCATTTGCGGTCAGATACATGAATGGTCGGCTTGGCATTCCCTCTGTAAACCACCAATCGCCATTGTCGTCCTGATAAAACCATCCATATCTTCCATCTGAAATCTGATGAATAGTTTTTCCACTTGCGTACTGCCACGAAACACCTTCCGGCAGTTTCCCAGGATAAGGACTTTGCTGTCCCACAATTCCGGTTCCAAACTCAACAAATGCGGCGTGGTCTGTACCGGCTATTACCGCCCATATCCCGCCGCCCTTAGTGCTTCCTTCATATTCCGCGTGAACACTTGAAATCAGTTCCGATGTAAATATTGCGTCAAGGTCAGCAATTTGCACTCTGGCAATCTCTACGCCCTTTTCCGCGAGTTTTTCTGCTAATAGCTGACATTTATATGTCAAGCTGTTTTGATAGGCTCTAAGCTCTCGTATGGCTTTCTGAATAGACTTTTCAGACAGGCTCATTGTGATTACTTTCTTTCCCATGCCGCACCTACTTCACATTTTTTTGCAATAAGAACAAATCAACCGTCAATCCCTCGTCTGCGACACCTTTTACGATGTAATCAGCCGAATTTTCGTCAACGATTGTATTCTCTTCATCTTTGTACTTTACGTCTGATCGTTTCCATACCAAAGATCCGACGCTCAATGGAAGCTTTCCTTTGTCTTCTACGATCTGAACAAAATTTGTAGAGTTATCTACGCCAAATTCTTTTATAAGTGCTTCGCTCAACTTATTGCTGATCGAAGAATAAAAAATTACAGGCTTTTCATAACCTGTGGTATACTCTCCGGTTGTCTTCGGTATCTTGTTCCCGTCATCATCAAGGTAATAAATTACATTACCATCAGAATCCGTGTACGAAGAATATTCGATGTTACCATCATCATCCGTCACATATACCGGCACCTTGCCGCTTTGCTGCGAATAACTCATTTTTTGCTTATTGATCTCAAGCATTTCACTTCACATCCTTGCCGAACCGCTTCCACAGCTCAGAAAGCTTTTCCCATCCATACATTGCGACAAACGCAACAATAAATCCTGCAATAATAGCCGCCAAAATCATATACCATAAAATTGATGTCTGGATGTACTGCATGTATGCCACAAACGCAGCGACCGTGATTCCGATAGAAAGAACAAATACCAAAATGTCCGTTGGAATCTTAGAAAATACGCCTACACCTTTGATTACCTGTGTTACCACAGACACAACAAATGCCAGCGCACCAATGATTGCCAGAATAATTGTCATATTTGCAATTACAGACTGTATAATATCCATGATTAAACCTCCTTTTCATCATTAAGACGGGTTTCTATCCCGTCAATTCTGTGATGCGCCGATTTCACACTTTCTTCAACCTTTATAATTCTGTTGTCGTGAGAATTTATTTCTTTTCTCATCTCCGAAACTTCATTCTTGATCTCGGTTGTGTTGTTTGAAATGGCATCCAACTTCATGTTAATGCGTGTGTTCTCCCGCACGCGCTCTTCAAGATCCGTGTTGTCTGTCCTTTTGTTGCTCTTCAAGCCCATAAAGACGGAAAAACCAAGCGACAGCACGCTTATAATGATTGCTGTTGATATTTCAATCGTCAAATCATATACCGCCTTTCATTTTTATGGCACACCGCCCACCACCGCTCAATGTGTGCCGCCTGCTACGTTTTGTCGACGTCGACAAAACGTAACGCACAATCTTCTAAAAAACTGATAATTGCTTTGCAAAAAACAGATTCCTTTTCTACTCATGTCAGATAGGTCGCAAAGGTTTTGCAAACGTGGATACCCCTACGAACAAGCTTTCCCTGTCTTTCCAGCTACGGCTTACGTTGTTTTCTGAATAACTTTCCATATAGGATTCTCCTGCCTGTGAATGGTCGTACACGGCTAAATTGACGATTACATCCTCAAGCTGTTTCAAATCCTCGGATATTTTTTCATCCGTGTAGCTTTCCGGGTAATTCCGCTCGCGTACCACTTCATTTCTTGCCTGCTTGATAAGCTGTTCAATGTAAGGGTTATCTTCTTTCTGGTCGAACACGACAACATCAGAAGTAACACCATCTTCATCCGTAACGGTTTCAATATGAAATTGTTTCAGTCTGATTTTGACTTGTTCTAATGTGGTGTATTCTGCCATAGCTAAAACCCTTTCTAAAGCTCTACATTTTCCATTACTGCTCTTGCTTCAAGAACTGCAATATAATCTGTCATTGCTTTAATCTGCATATTATATGTACTTCTAGGGCAAGTTGGAGTAAAGGTAAGTTTATCGTTATCCCACTTATCAAGCATATTTTTTAGTTTCTTATAGCGAATAACTACTTGCTGATACTCTGCTTTAAATCTTTCTTTGTAGTCCGTGCTGTTCATCATTTCCACGGTGTCTTTTAATTCCATAACTATCTCCTATAATCCTAATTTCTCAATTAACAGCTTCTTTAATTCTGCTCCTGTAAGTTCTTCTGCGTTGTCTATACCTTGTTCTGTGGCAAATGCCTGTAAATCAGCAGTGCTCATTCTGTTAATCTCTGTCTTGGTGTACCCGCCGGAAGATTTTTCTCCCGGAACAATGTCCGGGATTTCATCTCCTGCCTTGTACCATCTTCCATTGCGCTTTACCGTGTATTCAGCAATCATACCGCACCTCCTACGCAACTTTCATGACAACAACGCTGTCCATGCCCTCAAAAGTAGGCAATCCGATCATTGACACAACGCAATGAGTGTTGATCGGATGATTTGTTGCGTATGTATATACCGAAATGCCGGTTTCTACAATAGAAAGGTTTCCGTCTGTTAAACTTCCGCTTCTCTCTTCCGGTGTCTTTCCAAATACATAATCTCCAAGGTACACACCGGATGCCTGTGCGGAAATAACTCCTGTAGGAATAAAATATTTGGTAGCGCCGTCTGCAGGGTCGATGTAAAGTTTGTCGTAAACTTCAATTTCGATGCCGTATCCTCTAAGATACTCTGTAACCTGCCCCTGCTGTAAACGAATACCTCCATTGTAAGCAGTAATTCCAAGCACCTGTTTCTTTGTGTCTTCTGCCTTAAGAACCATCTCCCATGTTTCTGTATTCATGCTAAAACGCGCAAGGGAATATCCGGTTTTCTTTGCAAACTCACGTTTAATCTCGATAAGGTCATCAAGTGGCGTTGCTGTTTCGGATGCAGACCATTTATCGGTATCGCTTCCAGAAATATCTTTGTAATGGTCTCTCTTGTGCGATACTCCATTATCGGAAGTATAATCAACATAGTAGCTCTTGCCATCAATTGTTACCTGTACTCTTGGAATACCATCAGATGGTGCTAATAACTGCCAAATCTGGCGTTCCGGCACTACTCTTGCGCCCTCAATCAGCATCATCGGTTTTTTGCTGATTTCTCTAAGCACCTGGTTTGCCATGTTAGAATTTTCTGCCGACTGGTAATTTGCATACTCCTGCTCTTCACGCTCTGTTACCGTGTAAGATTCACGGTAGAACGGCATTTCGTTCTGAATGTCAGAAAATCCACCGACGTCTCTTAGCTCTGCCTGTGCATCAAAATTGGATGCCTTTAAGGATACCGGAAGACCGTTTTTCCCTTTGATAAATCTAAGCTTAAGGCTGTCCTGTTTTCTGGTTCCAAATTTCTGTCTACCTAAGTAAGGCGCAGAACCAAGCGTTTTTTCATAATTATTCCACATAACCCCAAGGCTTCTTGCGGTAAATGCTTCTGCTAATGGTAATGCCATTTTCTAATACCTCCATTTATTAATCAAAAAAAGTGACACGCGTTGTTGCTGCTTTTGCAGTTTCTTCCACGGTCACTCCGTTCGCTGTTACCTTTGCGCTGTCAATAGAACCCTGATATACATAAGTTCCCGGCGCATCTCCCATTGTTACGTCAACATCTTCCAGAAGATATCCTTTGCAAGATGCATCATTGCTAGGAAATGGTGTTCCTGCCTTTGCAATTTTCTTTCCGTTCGCATCTGCACTTGTTACCATTGTCTGCGGAACGATGCACGCCGCACCCTCATAAGGAAAGAATTTTAAAATTCCTTTACTCTGTGTAAAGTCTCTTTCAATCGGTTTTCCCATAATTTACCTCCTATAAAACATAATGGTCTTTGGCTTCTGCATTTTTTGCCGGTTCACCAAAGCTGATACTTTCGGCATTTTCAACATCTGCCGTTTTTTTATTTTCTCCACCTGCAGTACCGCCGCCCGGATTTTCAGAATTATTTGCAATCTCCTGTTCCTTTGCCTGCGCCGCTGCAGTTTCCTTTTCGGATGTAATCTTTCCAAGAGCGTCATAATCAAGGCTTCCATTATCCTTGACAACGGATTTTGCCTGCTCTGCATTGATTTTTAACTTTTCCATCAATGCTTCGCGCTGATCTCTGATGGCGTTTTTTTTCTGCATATCTGCGATCTGCTGATTTGCTGTCTCTAACGCCTTGTTTGCTTTTTCAAGTTCCGTGAGGTTTCCTGCTTCCATTTCATCCAGCTTTTTCTGCAACTCATCTGCGCTGTCTGCCTTTGCCTTAAGATCTGCTGCTTTTGCCTGTTCTCTCTGTACGGCACTGCCGTAATCAGCAATGATTTTCTCAACATTTTCCTCACTGATACCCATTGCAATTAACTCTTCTCTTTTCATTGATTACCTCCGATATGTCTTTACGAATTTTTGCGGTGCAACGACACCGAATGACACTGTTGTTTTTTACGCTCACAACTTTGCGAATTTTTATAAAATAAAAACAGCCGCCGATTACTCGGTAGCTGTCTTATTTTGCTGTTTATTTAATTGATTTACAATTTCCTGTGCTTTTTGTTCCTGCTCTTCTGCATTATCAATGGTTTTCCATAAAGCATCCATGTATGGCTTAGACTGCAAAAATGTTTTTTCCGAATCGCCCCAGAGTCCGACCGTTTTAATTGCAATAAGAGGATGTATGCCGCACTCTAAAAGCTGATATAGTGTTTGCGACTTTGTATACATATTGTCCTGCGGGCTGTGATTGATTTGCACATCAAAATCCCTTATTGACAATTTCAAATCATTGTCCTTAACGCGTATTACATTTAAGACAACTTTTGCAAGTCTTTTCTCCGCCGATTTCACGATTGGGTCTTTTAATTTTGCTCTTGTCTTTGAAAAATCCCAACCATTTCTCAACTCTACTGCGCCCTGTGTATCTCCGCCAGTGTTCCCCTGTTTGTTTGGTATAGCAAGAATTGATAAGGCATTGTCCCAAAGATCATCTTTTGCCACTTGGCACTGACTCTGGTTAAGTTCCTGCGTCATGATTTCAACATCGGCTTTGTTATCCTTGTTATTGGACTTTACCGTCAAAGCATGGCTCATTTTCATCTCTTCAAACGTTTTTTGGTCGATTTCACAGTTCACAAACTTAACCCAGTACTGAACAAACTGCTCAATTCCATCCATTCTGTTTGACTGCATATTGTTTATGGCATCCAAAATACCTATGACAAGCTCAATATCAGAAATTCTCTCATGATTATTTGGAAACTCAACAATAGGTATACTTCCAAATGCATGCAATTTCCATTCAGAAACTACTCCGTTTTGAAGTTTACATGAATAGTTGTCCGTATAGCACAGTTTGTACCATCTTCCATCTTCGTCTTTAAGCTCCTGCACCGCAACCACCGGTTCTTCCGTGCTCCGATTATAAATAACACACGTATTCATTGGAGTAGGCGCAACAATTTGAAATGGTATTTCTCCATTTGCAAATCTTACCGCCTTAAAAGATGTTCCGGTTGCTGACTGCCACTCTCCTGCTTTAATGTCTTTTTCCTGTTTATTCGCATCCACAAGATAGTCATTCAGCGCATCCACTGCCCGATTAATTTCATCATCATCTTTTCGACTGATAAACTGTATTGGCTCGCCATATGTCTGTCCTACTTTGAACTGAACAATCTCATACGCATGATTTTCTACTATTTTGTTTGTAATATCAGCATTTTGCACCTTTACACGGTATAAAACAGGCTGGTCACCTTTGTAATATCGCCAAAGATATTCTATGATGGTTTTGTTGTAATAAAAATTTCCGATGCAGTCTCCCACCACATTGACAATATTATCTGCTGTGATGGTTTCAACATCTGTATATAAAATTTTTCTACCATAACAGCCTTTAACAAGGTCTTGGAGAGATTTGTCATTTCTCATTTTTTTCTCCTAAATAAAGGTCATTCCGCTGGATGTTGCACGAAACGGAAGAGATTTTAATTCTGTTTTTCCATTCTCCGGATAAAAAACAACTTTCTTGTGGCATTTTCTGCACTCAACAGAAATTTGCATTGTTGAACGCCCATCGTGTGTGGCAACTTTTCTTCCGCAACGCGGGCAATATATTGTTTTTGGTGTATATACCATAAAGTCCTCTTTTCTTTGAAAAAGAAAAAGCACCGGAGATTCCTATTCGATGCTCTTCCAATGGGGGGATGGTAAAGTGTTCAACTATTTGTTGACTTCTTCGATTATAACTATATCAGAAAAAAAACGGACATATCGGACAACTTTACTCTTTCATAAATCTATCAAACGCTTTTCTCACGCTGTCTTCTGTGTTATTGCCTCCTATTTGGTCGGCAACCTTATTCCAAGATTGATTTTCTAAAAATCTAAGGTTAATTATTCTTCTAATTCTGCTATCATCAACGCTTGCAATAAATTCTTCAACCTCATTGGTTTTTTCCAGCAAATCATCTTCAAGCAACTGCAACGTGGCTTTTCTAGCATAAAGAAGTGTTTTCTTTCTGCTGTACTCTGGAAAAGGTATACCCTCAATCTTAAAATGCTGTTTACCGCCATCGCCGCCGCTAACAGAATCTATAACCATTTCTCCGGCTTCGATTTTACTTATATCTTTTTCAAGCCGTTCTATCTTTAATCTTACTTCTTTCACCTCTTCTTGCAGGTCTGAATATTGTGATAAAACTTCCTTTGTTACCATAAGATATTAATACCTCCTGAATGGGTTTTGCGCTGCTTCAACTCTTGCTATTCTTTTATTGCCATAAATCATGTCACATAATTGTGCCGTAGAGTCTATCCCGTCATCATGCTTCATTTTCCCTTCAAAAGTAGCAGACAAAATATTTTGAAAATACTTTCTGTACTCTTTTGTTTGATATTTCATGTCCACAAAATGAAGTTTTCGTATGTCTGGAGCATGATTTTTGATTCTATCCATTTTTGCAGTCTGATTGTCTGCCGGATCATGACTTGTGTTAATAGGGTATCCGTCTTTTTCCCATATTTTTTCACAGTCTGTGCGGTATGCTGATGTTGTCTTTGTTTCCTCAAAATGGACTTCTGCTGTCTTATTATTAAATTTATCTAAATGTCTTTCCATTCGTGAAGTAACTTCCGGTATGGTAATTTCCTTATCACCGTCATTGTAGACAACATCAGTAATATAATGTTCTCCGTCAATCTCATAGCAGATAGGCATTGATACAAAATCACCGCCACCATAAGCAGGGTCATTAGCTGCAAATATCCTATCAGGTCTTATTCCTTCAAGTTCTGCCGGATTAAAGAAATTCATAATATCGACATTGAACATCTGACCCTTTCTTTCAATAGGCTCCTGTTGATACTGTGCAAACCATGATGCCATATCGTCATTGTTTTCAAAAGATGCCATACGTCTTTTGTAATCAAGAGTTGTATATCCCAAATGATACGGATAATCAAAATTGCTTTCTCCGTTTTCATTTAGAGCAGGAATAATAACCTCTCTGTGCCGTATGCCTTTGTATTCAGGATCATTTTGTAATAGGTCTAAACGTCTACCTTGAACGTCCTTTTTCGCCCAACGTGTTCCTATCCCCAACAATTTAGCCTTTCCAGGCTTAATTCTCGGCATAAAGTTGTTGTCGAATTTTCCCCATACAGTATTTTGCCTGTCTTCACTCAATGCTTCATCAATACCGCTGAATAAGTCATCATAAACTCCAAGCCCGTCACAGTCACAAGCACCATTCAATGTTCCGTAAATGCTTCGCATTGTAAATGTTGGGTATGTTTTTTTACGTATAAGGTCTACTGTCAAATCTTTTCCGTCAGTAACCAACTTTTTCTCTACTATATTTGGATATATTTCAGCATACGTGTATGTCGGGTCCGTAATCATTTCTATGATACCGTCATAGTAACCACCAGTAATTTTGTCTGAATATGCCGAATACAGATTAGATCGCTCTGGCCTGTTAGAACCAAACCACAGATTTCCCATTTTGACTATTTGTGTCTTGCCGATTCGTCCAGGGCAAAATACCATTCCTTCGTCCAGCACATCATCGTACAGATCTTGAATAAGCTGTGCTACCTGCCGTAATGGATTTATTCTCGGCTGATAAAATCTCTCTTCTACCGGTCTATTCTTTTCCATGTATAGCATGAAACTTTCAAATCGGTAATGTGCTTCAATCAGAAGAATTTTGTAATAGTCATCAACAAGGGTGTATTTTTCTTCATGTTGTTGGCTGTATTTTTCAAGGTCAAGTATTCTACCGCCTGTCCTACCCATGCAAAAACGCTCTACAATGCCCTTAGAACGGCTTGTAAGTTGTAATCCATACTGAATATCCTTTTCTGTATTTATTGCCACTCCTGCCGCTTCTATGTACGCGTCAATGACCTGTTCATCTATTCCATGTGTATTTATGTAATTTTCATATCCGTTTATTGTGGAAATTAGGCTTGAACTTGCCAAAAGAAAAGCACCTCCGCAAAAAGCAGAAGTGCTTGTAGACCTCTGCCTATAATTTTTTTAGGTTAGCGACTAACTCCGTTTGTTAGCCGGTAATATATTTATTCGCATTCTGAAAGTCTGTCTTCTACAAATTGTTCTAATACGCTAAAGCCTTTTGGCTTTTCAATTCCTTTTCTTGCAAGTTCTGCAACTATTGTTTCCATTTCTTCTTTTACTCCTTGATAAGCAATTTTCATTCCGGATTTCATTTCGTCCATTTGTTTTCCTTTCCGCTGATAATCAGCAATCATTGTTTTAGCTGTAATATACTGTTTTGTGGCACAAAGGACATTCACACTTCCAGTTATCGCCCTCTCGTTGGTCTCCACAGTATATATTCTTCCTCAATTGCGTCAAAAATCGTTCCACAATTCCTGCATTTAAATCTTAGTGGTTTTTTGGCTATGTTCAAATCGCCTTTTTTAATTATTTTCATAATCTCTCCCCCTTAAAGCAATCTTTCAACGCTTGCCTGTCTGCTTCATTATCTGCCACAATAACAGGTTCATCTTCTAAAGTGGAACAATCTATAGGCTTGCTGTTTCTACCGCCTATTTCGCGCGATTGTGCTTCTCTAAGTGCTTCACGCTCTATTGATTTAATTACTTCTGCCATGCTCATTCTTCAATACTCCTATCAAATCATGCATTTGAATCAGTAGTTTTTAAATATTCAACGAACTGTGCCCAAGCCTGTTCGCATGTTAAATCGCCAACAGGATTTTGAACATAGTATTCTTGGAAATATTCCCTGGCCTTTTCTTTTTCATCTTCGGAATATGAATCCCATTTAGAAACTCCAGATTTCTTTTTGAAAAATTCACATTCATGTTCACTGTCTGCAAATCCAGCACCAGGAATCCATTTTCCCGGATGGTTGCACATTTCAGCCATCCCTACAACTTCGTTTCTATCAAATCCAAGGTAAGCACAATCATAACACGTCATTCTTCCGCCAACTTTCTGCCGCACATCGGACAAAATACAATATCAAAGTAGCCTGCTGCCTTACATCCTTTATAAATTATGATACCTGGCACTTTATCGCCGGTATTCTTCATAATCTGCGCATCTGTTAAATCCGTTTCATTGGCGCACTTTTTGATAGGAATATCAGTACCGAATATTCTGTTATCACTATAGTTCTTACAAAAATCACACATTTTCAACACCTATCCCTGCATCTGTGATAAATAACTTTTCCTCTTACATTCGCTTCATATGCTCTTCCAAGTGACCGAACAAACAGATATTTCTTTTTCTCACAATCCATATAATCCAAGGAATTCATATATGGCTCCAATTCGTTTGAAAGCTGTTCCACAAAATCCTTGATATGCTTGAATGCCTTAATTGCCTGTTCTTGTATAAACAAAACTATTGCTTTCCATGTATCAATTACTTTTACGGCATACTCAAGAATCATTTCTCCTAATTTTCGATACCATAATTTGAACTCGACAACCATATATCCTTGCAATTCAATAACTTTTTTCTGATCTTCTGACACATTAAGATCCATACTCACACCTCAACACCATCGCATTTTACATAAGAACCAAGACCTTTAATGTAATGGCTTCTCGTATCTTCAATATTTCTGCAATCTATGACTTTCCCCTCGTCAATACACTCTTGCAAGTATTTGCATTTATCGCATTTCGTATCTTTCTCAATGCGCGGTGTAGGATCTGCTTTTTGCTTTTTCTTGAATATTTTTTTAATAATTTTCCATAATCTCATTTCCGCACCTCAATCAAAACGTCAATCAGTTCTTCCAGTTCTTTTTCTGTCTTTTCTTTTGGAGTTTTTCTAAATCTTGTGGAAACATATTCCAAAATGGCTTTTATCTTCAAACATTCTCCTGGACAAGGAATATAATCATTTGGTCTCGCAGTTTCTTTGCAGATATACTCTGCATTTTCCATGCCAAGACAGGATAAACGACCGGAATATATGGGTAATGCACTGCATTTGAATAATTCAGCCTTAATCACTAAATGTTCTTTGTCGTATTCAAAATTCTTATCATGTGCCTTTAATTTTTCTTTGATTTCATCAAGAAACTCAACGCATTGCTTTGTTGAATAGCCAACATAAACAAATTCAAAATACATACTCACACCCCATTTTGCGTAAAAAATACCAACCATCGAATAGCGGCACAAGGAATCGAACCTTGTCATACCAAACCATGCCAACCGCTTTCAAATCTGCAATTTCTATTCACGGAAGGGTTTTATGTTACCAATGATACCGCTTACCATCCATACATCTTCCATCGACCTGAACTATTGCAGTAGTGCCAGACTAAGTGAAGATAAGGAATTGATGTGGCGTGGATTTGCACCACGCAGGAGTGTACAATCTGGTCATCTATGTTGTCGGTTTCAACCAATTCTCTACGACAATTCCGTCTACCTATTCCGCCACCACCTAATTTCACAGTTCGGGCACCGTGGGATAGATGCCCGAACTACCAATAGGCTGCTGCATGGATCGCTCTTCAACGAAATAACAAGTAGGATTCCCACTTAACCATACAGGCTTACACAGCCGCGCTTCGCGGCAAATACCACCGGACGGTCTCGCACCGCCCTTAACAGAATCGTCCTAGTGGCGAAAGGATGTGTCATGAAAAACACCAAGAAGGAGAATTTACGGAATGGATCGTTAAACCCATTCCTCCATCGGAACGGCAGGAATCGAACCTGCGACCGCTCGGATATAAGCCGAGTGCTCTGCCAACTGAGCTACGTTCCGCTACGGCATATTAATATGCCGCAATATAGGATTTTTTATCTTGTTTTATATTTGCTCACGGACATCGGCATTGAATCGCACGCCGAGTTATTCTGATTCAAGCTGTTTTGTCTGTGAGCTTAAGTTATACCGGATGCTCCGATTTCTCGCTCTGGTGCTCGGCGTCGCTATCCAGATCGAGCAAATCTCCGGTGATGTCCGGTCCTTTTGATTTTGTTATATGTATTCTTTCCTCTGCACAAATGATAGGCAGCTGAAAGCAAATATCAGATATTGGACTATAAAACATTCTGTTACCTCCACATCAGAAACATGTTCAGCAACAGCAACATCACAAGTACCCATAATGCAATTGCTGTTTCTTTGTCTTTGGATTCTCTGCCAGATACAAATAGTATCAGCATAAAAATAACATCCAGCGTCGATATAATCGTTTTAATAATTACCATGGTTGTTTTCCTCTCACAAGTTTCTTTAGCAGGATTCGAACCTGCGAATACTGGAATCAAAATCCAGTGCCTTACCGCTTGGCGATAGCGCTATATTAACACTACTTTTCCGGCATGTAATAGACCATGTTATCAAATACAGTTATTCCCATACAAGGATCATTCATCTCAACGCATCTGATCGATATGTTTTTAGATACTGCAAACATTTCGGCCACCTGTTGTTTATCCATGTTTGTGCTAATAACTTGAAAAGCCGAAAATGCCTTGTGCATATCAGAGAATACTTCTTTTTCTCTACCTAAATTTGCATACGTCCCAATGGTAAACGTTTTTCCATCAACCATAGCAGTTATCATTCCATGATTTGCTGTGAATACCGCTCGGTCAAAATCAAGCGAAACGTCTTTGCTTTGTGATACTACTCTCATACTTTTCCATCCAATCTCTTTTTGTTTTTGAGGATATTTAAAGGACTTAGTAGTGCTGATTTTCTCAACCTATCAAACCCCCTCCCCATCCATGCCGAATCATGCTTTGAACATTGATAAATTGTTTGAATTGTTCGTTAAATTCCATTCGTATTTTACAACTATTCGCAAAACCCTTGTTTTGTGTAATGTATCAACGATTTAATGCGCCTTAAGACCATTAAACACTGGGCTTTAAATTGTTTGAATTGTCTATTGCGTTTTTCTCGCTTTTTTCAACCAGAATTGTCGGAGTTGTTCGGCAATCCTATACAATTATTAGCCCCAAGATGTGGCAGTTCTTCGGCTGTCAACGCTCTTGCTCTGGACACCTGATCTCTAACGCCCGGCATATTGAAACCGCAATACTTGTTGAGTGATGGCATGTAGCACATTGGGTTTCCTTTGCCGGAAACTTGTAAACCTACCAAACTTTCCTCACGCATTTCGTCAAGTTTTTTGCAAATGTCGGAACCTGATGAGCCTAGCTGCACGCCATTAACCCATCCGTTTAACGTATCTCTATGTATTCCGGTAAAGAATGTAAACCCTGTAATATTAATTATCTTTTCATAATCATTACACAAATCAATATATAAATTTAATATATTATTAACCTTGTCTGTATCATAAGCATTATTTATATTTCTATCATCCTTCAAGTACTTGGGATTCATTTTAAACACATGTTCATAAATATATTTACAGCAGTTATACCATCTGTTCTGCGATACTTTGCACATGTCATCAATGCTTCTCTCTTCCATCCAGAGATTTATATACATGTCAATGTCATCTTTAAAAACATCAACTGTATTATTTACTTCCTTCGTTTCAACTGCTGACATGTTATATATCTCCTCTCTCCAGTACTGGAATACTTAAAATAAAAATGCAACTGATACAATCAGATCATGATGATCTCGACTGTACCGGCTGCATGAAGTCCGTTTCTCTCGGGACCTCGGCGGAGCTGATCCGCCCGTTGCCCGAATGCGTTTTTAATTTAATAAAACAATATCATTCTATCATTTTCTTGTCAAGATATATTTTTAAATTAAATTTTAAGCCTGTATATTATATATTATTTATATAAATATACTGCATTATTTATAATATATATTTTTAATATTACAAGAGAGAATATAATCTTTCTCTAACTCTAGTGTCTATATCTACGTTGCAGAAATGTTGCAATTTGTTGCAAGAGTGTTGCATTGCAACAAAAGTGGTACTATTCTATCATTTTGTCTTGTCTGCAATAAAATAGTCACTCTTGAAATTTTATGAAAATTTAACAAAGATTTTCTACGTTTTGCACAAAAAAGACGGCTATATTTCAAGCCGTCAAAATTTTTTACCAAGTGCCGCCAGATATCCTTTCTTCAAGAAAAACCTGTTTATTTTATCCGGTGCATCGTGATTTTCTTTTATGAAATTTTCAGCGGCTTTTCTTACCGCTGCCGCATCCGCCTTATTAATATAAAGTCCTAAATTATGATTTTTACCGGAAAATTTAATCTGTGCACACCATTTGTCACTCTTTTTATAATAATAAACGCCCTTTATACCGGATGAATTGTTTTTATTATCTGGGGCGTTGTATGAATTTAAACAACTACCGCTTTCGTGTAGAAGTTTTCTACGGGCGGAGCTGATCGACTCCGTGGCACATTCACGCTGGAGACAACCGCATGACTGCACATAACAGCCAGTTAGACGTGACGTGATATAAAAACATTCATTGCCGCATGAACAGGCGCACCGCCATAATGTGCGCCCGTTCTTGTCCTTACCGGCTTTTTCAACAACCTTAAGACGCCCGGTTTCAAACCCTTTCAAATCAACCTTTTTCATTTTTTTATCTCTCATTTTCAAGACGTGCCGCAATGTATTCCAGCACTTCTTTCTTTATCTCCGCCCACTCTTTACCGTCGATATAAATATATTTATCACAGCTCTCGCCGGAACCAGTCGGCGAATGATCTGAAATTCTTACGTCAAAACTGTCAACATAATCGCCGTTCTCGTCCTGTATCTCGACGTTGATATAATTACTCATGCCGTAACATCTGGACGCTTCATGATAACAGGACACATTTTTAAATTTCTTTTCAATCTGTCCCGGCAATGTCTCGCATCTTTTTTCAAGGTATGATCTGCAAGTCTGGTATCTGTTTTTTAACATATCGGCATCAAATTTCATATCCGTTCCCTCCTGTGTACGTGTTCATTTCCTTTCGACAAGATTATAATAACATTAAAATATAATTTTGTCAACACTAATTTTAGTGTTTTAAAAAAATCTTATTTTTTCTTCATCAGTCGGAACGATTTCCAATACATCCGACGGCTGACATCTTAAAATAATGCAGATCGTGTTAAGCGTGTCTGTAGTGATTCCCTTCCCTTTTCTCAAATTCTGCATAGTCGCTTCACTCATTATCTTCTCTTTTCTCATCCGTGTAGAAGTGTATCCGTGTTTTGAAAGTTCTTTTAATACATCTATTTTATAATTAAACATTTTTTCACCTCACATTTTTTATTTACTACATTATATATAGAATCACTCTAAAAATCAACATGAAAATATTTTATAAGAACACTCTTTTTAGTGTTGACATGCACTAATATTAGTGTTATTATAATATCAACAGGAAAACAAAGAACGGAGGACAAACAAATGGCAGATAAAAAAATAAAGGATTTTACAAAAGGAATTGAAGAGATCGCGAAACTTCATCCAGCAGACCGAGAAAAAGTTTTTCAAATGGTTGCCGATCGAAACGGCGCCGCCGCTGCTGGATACGTTAAAAAGAAAGTAAACGATTATGAAACAGTAAGAAACATGTTAAAAAAATTCTTTAAATAACGGGAGGCATGAACATGAGAAGAACAGGATTATTTATTAATTGGGAATCCGGAAATAAAAACAGTAATGCGATTCAGGAATTTGAAAAAAACGGCATCAACTGGGAATATAACAACTTTGGAACACTTACAGCCGACTTTTACGGCATCGGGATTTTTGAAAAGGTCGATTTTGAACATATCCAAGGCGATCAATTCGAGATTTGCATAAATTAGCCGAAACGCTCCACTCCGGAGCGTCAGCCGCGGGATGGTCTCCCGGCTCTGATGATGGCAGACCAGAAAGGGAAAAGCATGGAAAACTTATACCAGATCAAGGACATTATAAAAGAAAATAAAGACGGCGATTTTCTCGCCATCTGCGAAAGTGGCAACTATTACGAATGCAAATTCGTTGCAAAATTCCGGGCAATGTTTTTTGCAATGCCAGAATCGGAAAAGATCTTAGGATACACAAAAATCATTGGAAGAATTTAGCAAATTAGGCAAGCGGCGGCGTTTACCGGGGTTCGATTCCCCGGCTTGCCTTTACCCGTAAGGGAATTTTATTTTTAGGAGGATTTACAAATGACACAATTAGAAAATTTGAAAAAGCAGATTCAGGAATTAGAAGAGACGTGTGACGCAGCGCGGGATAGAATTAAAAGTGAGAAGCTGTCGTTTTTGAAGATTTATGAAAACCGTGCCGCATTTTTCATCAACAAAATAGAAATCCGGAACGTAACAGATCAGGGAATCCGGGTTTGCATTGTTTTTGAAGATGAAAAAGAGCTTACGATCACGATTAGTGATTATGCAGAGAATATAGCGTTTTAAGCCGGGATGATCCCGGCTTTTTCCAGTGCCCGGATATATTGCAGCTTGACAAGGTGCGCGCCCAGTCATATAATGACGTTTAAGCAAACGCGTATAAGCCATTTTAAGGCTTTCGCAAGGCAATGCAGTACTTTTATATATTCACAGCACAAAACGCCTGTAAATCGTTTTTACGACGTTGCAAACCTGTAAATGCAGTGTTTATCTTGTCGCGTTGGCATCCGGCACACATCTGGAGACATCACCGGCAGACCGCCGGGGCGTGAAAATTCTGATTTCTGATCTCAAAATCGAGCCATTTTCCAAGAAGAAAAAATTCAAAAGTTGAAAAATGAGATTTCAACTGTGAAAAGACAATGTGCATAGTAAAATACTATGCGTCATTTCGCAACTTGTGAATTTTGACTAATTCGCTCTCTTCTCTTCCTCTGGCTCTCGGTCTGCTTCTGCTTTTTCTGCGATTTTGTCGTTCTTGTTCCCATTCGAAAATCCCTCATTTACTTTCTGGTTGCGTGACTTGTAATTTACAATCTTTACATCTGTGTTCAATTCATCTGGTATCTTTCCGACAATCAGTACTGTATGAGGCTGCAACCTGTCGACCATAGCTTTGAATCCCTCGCAAAACTCAATCCGTGCTGCCTTTGCCCGCACTCTTCCATTTGTACAGACAGCAATCACACCGCCCTTACTGTACCCGGCAAAGCAAAAATCATAATTGTCTTTGTCCGGGATGCCTACGGACGGTATAACGCGGATTCCATTCAACAGCATGTAATGTGCAAGTGCATGATTCCGGTACACGTTATACAGGTTCAATGCAAACGGCATACCTTGATCTCCGGTAGCAATACTAAAATCCGGCATACAGACTGAATGGAAGCATTTCAAGTGTTCCATGTATTTATCCGGGTTATTCCACAGTCTTTGAAACTTTGAATCGTCAATATAAAAATTCACATTTAATTTTCTATGCCCTTTTATCTTTTGCGAAAAGCTCTCTCCAAAATCTATGGAGTCCTCCGGCAGATAATCCAAACTACATGCCGGGACAATCGGGATCTGATATTTTTCATCAAGCTCCGCGCCATAGATCATATATTCTTTCATAACATCAAAAGATGTATGACATCCATTGTACAATACTATCACCTCAAAAACATTTTACTATTTTTCTTCTTGACAAACAACTTCTTTTGTGAAAAGCAAAGAACGCGCGGCGTAATCACTTCTGCTTAGTTCATTTATCAGCTTTTCCCTTGTCATTTCCGGGTTTGTTCTGTGAATATACCGCAGCAATTCATCTATTTTGTCCACTATGCTGCCCTCCAATCAATGTTTGACATCAGATCATCCAAAAGATAGATCAAATCAGTACCGTACAGGCTGATCCAGTCCGCAAGATACTCTTCCTGCTCAATCGGCATATGAATGTTATAGGAAAAGCAAAAACAATGACAAAGTTCATGAGTCAGTATTTTGCGCAAATAGCCATTTTCTGGTTTATCCGAAACATATATTATCCTATCATTCCAATCAGTCACAGCAAGGCTAATAGAGCCATCAGAGCGCATTAATTTATGACTTGCGCCGTGAACAAATTCTATTTTCCATTCAATACCATTTATAAAAAACATTTTCCCTCCAAACAAACAGGGGCATTTCTGCCCCTGCCATTACATTTTGGAAACAAGCGTTGACAGCTTGCTCTTTGTCATCGTGCGCTCTTCCGGTGTCATGTCAGAGATAAGCTCCGCCATATCCTCCGAAAGCTCTTTCATGTATCTTTCAAGGTCATGCATCTTTGCATCCTTGTCTTCTGGCGTATTGCCTTTGTGAAGCTCTTTGCTTTCCATGTAGCTTCTGCGGCTCATTCCGCTTTTGCCCTCTCTGCGATCACGCATTCCACCATCTGATGCCATTTTAGGTTCTGTGTAATACATTCTGCCAGAGTGACGATCCATATCACGGTCTTGTTCCATTTCCCGGTACATTTCTGGTGTCATGTGCCAGTACGGAGGTTCGTCATATCCTCTCCGCGTTCCTCTTCCCTTTGGCGCAAATCTTCCGTCTGCATACCGGTAACGGTCATAATACCGTCTGCCGTCTCCGTAACGCTCAAACATATCAAGAACCTGCTCTGGGTCTGATTCGTCCATTGATTTTGTAAGCGTCCGGTAATACATGGCTTCCGCAAGGTCTTTAAGCATGTCCGTGACTTTTCCCATCTCTTCTGTATCTACACATTCGATACCTTTTGCAAACTCACACTCTGCGCTTTCAGACAGTTTTTCGATCATTTCGTGCATTCTCTTAATATCCATAAAACCGCCCTCCTTACGCTTCCCGGACTGCAATTAAATTGCTGTTCTGAACTTCGATTGACTGCGTAGACGTATTCTGTACCGCTACCGTAACACAACAACCGCGAGGAACGTCCACATATGCCTGCGCCGAAACGTTAAAGAAGTTTTCAACTGCCGCCGGTGTAACAATCATTCGAGTTGACTGCAACGGTTCTCCGTCAATTGCAATAGCCAGTGAAATAGCTTCAACTGTGCCACCGGTAGGAATTTGAATGTTTCCGGAATAAGATACCAAAAATCTTGCCCGGCACTGATTTGTAAGTCCTCTTAATTTAACAATGCCACTTCCCTGTCTATGAACAATGCATTTTGTTGCGCATACCGGAGTTTCTGTAAATGCTACATCTTCTCCCTGCGCGACAGTTTGAATTGCAATTCCTGTAAATTCTGCCATAATTATTTACCTCTCTTTCAAAAATAAGGGCAAACATTATAGTCTGCCCTTTGTGTTTATAAGCAATACTGCACAGCAGACATAATCGAGTTAAACTCAATTAAGATACTCAATTATTCAATTTTGTGTAGCAGCTACTTTTAGCAGCTGCTTTTAGCAGCTACATCCTGTGTTGCATCCACAGCCATACGCATAAGCGTTAGGATTTGGAACAACATATGCCGGGATTGCAGCCGGATTTACAGCGTTGATGATCTGCTGTGTCTGCGCTGACATTGCGGTAGTGAGCAATGCAGACTGGCGATCCTGTGATGCAGCTCTTCTTAAGTCATTATTTTCTGCCTGTAAGGAAGAAATCTTTTCCTGACACAGGTAATCAAGGATTGCCCTTGTTCCTGCCTGCTGGCTGTCGATAATGTCTCTGGTGTTGCTGTTCATGGTGTTCTGTAATGCGCAAGTGTTCTGCGCCATATTGTAGTTCACACCCTGGATAGCTTCCCTGGTCTCGCAGCAGCAATTAGCCAACTGGGACTGTAAAGCATTCTGCGCCTGCATAAGTGTCACGTTTGTGGTATTAAATCCCTGCTGTGTCTGGTAGCCAAGGTTGCAGATTGCATTGTCTACACCATGGAAACCGTTCATAACGGCGGTATTCTGTGCGTAAAATCCATCACAGAGACCATTTGTAATACCATCTAACTTTCCGATGATAGCCTGCGTGTCAAAACCACGCTGAATTGCAGAGTCGGTGTATGCAGATGCTGTCGCTCCCATACCTCCGTTTCCTCCCCAGCCATTGCCGCCAAAGCCGCCCCAGCCAAAGATCATTGCGAAGATAATGATAGCCCACCAGCCATCGCCGCCCCACATACCATCATTGTTTCTTCCGTTTCCTGTCACTGCTGCAATATCAGCAAGACTAGGAGATGCGTTTCCATTAAACATTTTGTTTACCTCCATCTGATTTATTTACAAATGGGATAACCGGTTATTCTGCGCGCAACCCAAAATGTACTAATGATTAAACATATTCATAACCTTTTGTTTTGCTTCATCTACTGTAATTCCTCTTTCTTTACAGAGATTCTCTGCCATTGTCTTAAGTCCACCTGTATCTCCGCTTTGATACATTTGCATGGCATTTTTTGCCATAGGATTGTTTTGAACCTGTGGGGAATTTACCATTTGATTTAAAATTACCTGCATTGGGTTCACTCTGGATCACTCTCCTTTTTTACCTGTGAAGTTTTTCTTTGACCGCTAGGTAGTTTATCTAATCGGTTTTCTATCTGTTCAATCTTCCCAAAAAGTTCATCAAACTTCTGCATAAATGCACCTGTACACTCGTCTGATAGGTCAAATTTCAATTTTTCAGTATCATGCGATAAATTGCTAACAGTATCATGCGAAACTGGCTTAAAAACGATTGTGCGAATTGTGCCATCTGCGTTCCAACTTTTAGCGTATATTTCTGTCATATCCTGTTTTGGGAAAAATGCAACGCTGCCATCCATTGGCACATCATTGGCAGTGATGTTTTCTACCGCCGGAACTACTTTTCCATTTATGGCAAAAGTTTGAACCTGGATCTGCTGCTGAATTTGCTGCGGTGCCTGCATATAATTTTGTGTATTATCAATGCGTGGCTGATTCATATACGGATTGTATGCGTACTGCTGCCCGTATTGCTGCATCTGCTGATTATAAATCGGATTCTGGTATGCTCCGCTCATATTCATCCTGTTTGACCTCCTCTAAAACATCTTCTATTGCGTGTATGATAGACGACTGCGTTGACAAGTCCAAGGACTGTAACTCTTTTCTGGCAAAAATTTTTTCAAGAACTTCATCTGAAAACACCACCATCCCTCCCTTTGATTATATTTTTGCATAAAAAAAGGCGGCAAAACCGTCACGATTCCGACAGTTTGCCGTCAAAAAATACAACAAAAAAAGAACGCATTAAGCGTCCATACATCCGTTCGTGTTACCTTTAGTGTTACCTTTGATTTTGACCTTTAAAAAAGACACCATTCAAAAACTCCTTTCTTTCAGTAAAATCAAGGCTTCACAAGGTTTTCTTAAACAAAAATAAAGTAGCGGAAGGGAGATTCGAACTCGGTATCAATTCTCTCAAACCCGCATAAATACTGAATTTCTTTATCTCCAAAGGTGTTACCTCGTGTTACCTTTTACATTGATAATGCTTTTGCAATATATTCCTGCATTTCACTCTCTGTCTTGTTATTAAAATAGTAATGATCGAGAGTTGTTCTGATATCTGTATGCCCCATTTGTGTTTTTATTACCGATTCTGGAACATTTCCATCTATCAACTTTGTTGCATATGTCTTTCTTGCCTTGTGAATTGAACGTTCACCAATTCCTATTCTATCACATATCACATATAGCCGCCTTGTAAATGCCTGACCTTTTATTCGTTTACCGTTTTTCATAAAAATATATTGCCCAAATGGATTGAGCATTTTTATTTTTCTCATAAGTTCTTTGGTATCTGCGGTAATTATAACATCTCTAAACCCGGCATCACTTTTAGGAAAATTTTGAACATCAAATACATATTTGCCATTATCATCTCTATATCTTATTTCTGTCTTTGATATATGTATCTTATTTTCTCCGACATCAGACCATGAGAGGGTAGATATTTCCCCAACTCTCAATCCTGTTTTAAATGCCAAAATAATGCCAAGTTCTATCAATGTAGGCTCATCTTCCATTACAAATCGTTCAATTAAAAGTTCCTCATCCTTAGAAAATACCAATTCGCAGTCTGACTTATGGTTCTTTTTAAATGACTTTTCCGAAATTTCCAAATCACCCATAAAACTGGTTATGCTCAGGCTGGTATAATGTTTTTTCTTTGCATATTTGAAAATTCCGTTAATCAATATCCGCATATCAGAATAAGCTTTTTGCGTAAGTTCCAGTTTTGAAATAGCTGTTTTTATGAATGATTCCAATATTTCTTCATCAATGTACCGGATTTTTCTATTTGCAATCGGCAAATACTTATTTTCAAAAAATCTTTTAAAATTTGTCTCGTACTTGTCCTTTGTCTGTCTTGTTATTTCACCATATTCAAGTTTTTCAGAAATCCAATTAGAATATACCTGAATAACTGTAGGTTCATCCTCCTTAGCTTTATAGAACTTTACTATTTCATCTTCAATTGCTTTTTCAGATGTTCTCTTTACAAGTCTCTTTCCTCTCTTATTATCTTCATCTGGCAAATATGTGTAAAACTTTCCATCTTTTCCTTGCCAAATGCTGTAAGTGTGTTTTTCAATAAATTTTTTCCTTTCGTTCATTTCAATTTTTTTCTGAATGGTGTCTATGTTGATAATACCATTTTCGATGGCAATATTCAACAACTCACTATTTGAAAGATTTCCCGTTTAACTCACCTTCTAACTTTTTTACTTTCTGTTTAATATCAAAAATTCTTCTTTCCACTGTTCTTGTTGATACGCATAGTCTCATGGCTATTTCTTTTGAAATAAGTCCACGGGCAAGAAAATAAAATATTTCTTCTTCCTGCTCCGTGAAATTGGCGTTTTCAATAATTGTTTCAAGCTCTGGCTTAGTCAGTTTTGAAAACTTCATAAGCCGCTATCCTCCAATATTTTATTCTTCTCCCTGCCAGATCTTCGGTGTACCATCCATCATTGCCACATATTTTCCGTAGCTCATGCCGGCTTCTCTTGCTTTTCCTAAAACATCATCTAATGTACTGTTTCTACATGTTTTTACGCTTCTTTTTTCCCTATCTTTTCTTCTGCGGTATTCATTTCTGCAATCCTTTCCACAGGTAAGTGCTCTGACGCAGATAGTTTCAAAGGACTTTCCACAGATGATGCACTTTTTGGTGTACACTTTATCGTTGAGCATTTTGCTTTCCTCTCTTTCTGACATTTGCCATGTCACTGCATCCGGCAATCAGGAGTGCTGCGGTTATGATGGCTGTTATAAGTTTCTTTCGCACTGCATTAGTCCTCCGTATTTTCCTCATATTCCTCTTTGTTGATGGTCCTGATGCATTCCTCACTCACGCCTAAACTTTTCGCCATGTTTGCAATGGCTTTTTTCACATAGTCGTATGCACTTTCTTTAAAAATCCTTGGTTTTTTTTCTGTGACTGTGAAATCCATGTTCCGCCCTGCATATCCAACGGAACCCTCTCCGCCAAACATTTCTGAATCTTCAATTTCAAAGTATAATGATATTCTGATTTTCATTTCATTCATTGTTTCCCCTCTCTTTCTCAAAGTTCATCGATCATCTTTGAGTACTCGTTATACTGTTCTTCCGTCACATCTGCGACATTGTCCAGGAAAAAATATAAATATCCTTTTGAGTACTCGGCTGACCATAGTTTTAATTTGATTTTCTTTTTGGCTATTTCATAATAGAAACCGAAATTCATTATTATATTTTTCATGAGATGACCATTCCTCTCTTTCTCGGTTAAAAGTCAGTTTATCTGTGTTTCAGTGTATCTTTCATCAAACGGAACTGGCTCTGATTCGCATAAGCAATCACATCCTGCTTTTTCGTTTGTGCATCTTTTTTCGCATTTCTCATTATCACAATCATGGCAACATAATTTTGTACCGCATTCCGTCATCTCGTATTCTGAGCAAAACATATCTTCTTCCTCCAATCCTCTCTTTCTCGGTTAAAAGTCAGTTTAGACCACCTTGCATCCACATTTATCGCCTGCAAGAACATACTTCCCGTGGTTTTCGATATTAACATCGCAATCCTTGTACTCTCCGTAAATACTTCTCTTGCAGTCTGTGCAGTATACAGCCTGTTTGACTTCCTTATAGCATTTTTCAGACAGATTTTTTACACTTTTCAGCTCTTCATCAGTCATTCCTCTAATCTTTTCAACCGTGTCAATTCCTGCTCTTAACAACGTGTTATATGTTCTTGTCGATAAATTTAACTCATCAATTCTCATATTCTTCACTCTCCTATATTTTTATTTTCCGTACCATCCCCCGCCGCATATACTACTGTGAAAGGTGGTATGATGATCGCTTGGTTTTGTTATCTGGTTCTAAAATAAACTCATCTGGTTCTCGTCATATGAATAATGTTTCCTGCCCGGTGTTTCCGCCATATGGAATATTCTTTTTACACGCTCTTTCTGCTTAAAATTTGCCATATAATTATTGTCCACTTCCGGCGGTAGGGATAAATAACATTCCTCCGGTAATGGCAACTGATTTTCTGTGCAGGCCTCGTGGATCTTTGACTGATAATAAATGATATGATTCCGTGTCAGATTCATGTTGCAGCCATCCGACCAGAACGGATCATTACACCCGTTCTGATTGATATCTTTCCAGTGCTGTATCTCTTTTCGGATTTTTACACAATATTGTTTTACTTTCTGCTCCGGGCTATCTTTCATGGCATCACCCCAGGTATATCTTTAAAACTGATCTGATTATCTGTTTCGAACACAAGCATTTTCTCTTTTGCTCCTGTATAAAAATTGCGGTCAATCTCAAATCCATATGCATTTCTTCCAAGTTCCGCCGCCGCTCTTAATGTGCTACCGCTTCCACAACATGGATCAATTACCACATCACCGGGATCTGTAAATATCTCTATTAGCTTTTTTAAGACAGATACTGGCTTCTGTGCCGGGTGGATTTTGGGAATATCTTTGCCATCTTTCTCCCAAGTAAACCAGTTAAAGATCATATGTCCAGTGCCTCGGATAGTCTTTCCGTTTTCATCGAATCTTGCTCCATTTCTAAACTTTGGCAACTTGTCCCTATATAAGATCAATGCATACTCCGTCGCTCCGACCACTCTCATATTTGCCTTAAGCACCTGTGGACTGTAATTTTTTACAAATACAAGTGGTATGTAATTGTTGAAACCATGCTTCTTTGCCGCTGCAATTAGTGTCTGCATTTGTTCAAAGGCACAAAATACGATCATACACGGTGCGTCGGAGCTCCTTCCGCGGCTTCCTGATTTCTTCGGCTCTTTCTTGAGCATTTTCGAACAGAAGTGAAAATATTCATAGAGATTAAAGTTAAAATCTGAATTAAATGCCGCTTTTCCTGCAAGCTTACTTTCTCCGTTTTTATTATCTCCGCCGTTGTACCACATCGGATTACTGCCATAAAAGTTTTTTCCTACGTTGTACGGAACATCTGCGATAATTAATTGTGCACTCGGTATTCCGTATTTTTTATAATTCTGCATTGAATCTCTGTAAATTTCACATTTTAATTTCATTTTCTTTTGAAAGGAACCCGGCGCGCCTTTTATCCGGATAGGTTCCGGCTCCTTTCTTTAATTCATAAAATCTTCTAATTTCATCTGCCCCTTGCAATTTCCGCCGATTGTGGTCGGATCCCAGCTAACTCCAATGTAGTCTAAAACTTTCGCCCATCCATAATCTTTCCCGTCTTTATCCCTGCACATGTGGAACATCAGATAATCCCACTCTTTCGGGTTGCTCTCATGCAATAGATCAAACCGATGCGGCCGTTTCTCCATGTGGATTCCGAAACCGCACATACTGCATCCGGTACGCTGAGCCTTAGTTGTGTAAAGCGTCCCATCTG